CATTGGACCTTTTAAATATCCATAAGCTTCCACCAGAGAAGCATAAAGTAGTCCTTGTGGAAAGTACTTACTTATATAAGTTCCAGAAGTATTAGTCCCTAATCCTGTTGGCACTATATTTCCATGTATATTTATTAAATAATTAGCATCTGGGGTAGGAGCCATTATAATATCTCCTGAAGTTGTTGAAGCAGTTCCAGTCGCTCCTCCAAACATAGCATAATATTTAGGTAATGCTGTAGTATCTTGCCCTGTAGATCCACCTTCAGGGCCAGTTAATTGACCTACGTATTCATTTATAAAAGTTCTATCTCTTTTTAAGAGCCAAGTTGCTGGACCTGTTCTTGAAGAAGTAGAATTAAAAACTTCCACACCTCTTACAAAGACCATTCCTGCTGGTACTCTAACTGTATTAGTATCAGCTGCTAATGTTCCTTGATACTCAACTCTATCTGAATCCATAGGAAGATCATAAAAAATTCTATATTCTGCATTTTCAATAAATCTGGTTAGAAGAGCACCAGTAAAAACAGTACTGTCTACTTCAGTATAATTTCTAATGTCAGCTTCTAATGCTGAAAGTGTATATCCTGCCATAATTAACTCCTATCATTAACGGGTCCAATTGTACATTGAAAACCGCCTCCTGTTTCAGCGCTACTTGCATTTGAAACAAGTGGAACTGTTAATGAATTATATTGAGTTTCTGTTGAAGGCTGACCTACTGTATTAACTGTTGTTGCAACTGCTGTTGCTAAATAAGAACCAAAAACTTTTGCACCACTAGAATGAGTACCCGCTGTTGTGCTGTCTGGTGTTTCTCCCCTGTACGGAGCTGAGCTTCCTCTTGTACATCCAGTTAAATTATTTCCTGATTTTCCAGTATATTTAATAGTTTCATTAAAATATTGACCATATGTTGAAGAACTTGAGTCTTGATCAACTTTTTCTATTACAATATATCCAGATGTTGGAAATTCACTTGCGTCAGTTAAAGTGACAGTGGTAACTGAATCCGAAATATTTCCATTTAAAGTAGTCTCTAATTCTAGAGTTGTAACTGCAACACCCCCCACAGGTTTTTTAACATCTCTAAATCTTACATAAGTTGTTCCATCATTAAAACCGTTACTGGGAAATGAAATACTTAAACTTCCAGATGCTGCTGTAGTTGTAAACGGATTTAAAGGTAAAAAATCCTCTGTAGGAAATTCTATTCTTGCAGGTTTAGCATGTTGTAAAGCTTGTGCATCTGCTCCATGAGGTCTTGGATCTATTTGTGGTTGTTTAGGTTCATATTCAGAATTATGCACCCATGCACCATTCCATTCCTGTACCATTTCTCTGTATGGAAAGGCTACACCAGAACGGTCTGAAATCATTAATGCATATCTACCTTTTGAAAATTGTCCCATTATTTTTTACCAGATTTCTTTTTATCAAAATTAATATTTCCAGGTGTTCGTTCAGCCCTTTTCATCCAGATCTTAGATTGTTGGTCAGATGTTAATCGCTTCCATTTCTTTTGAACACTTTTATAAATTTTTTTAGAAGGAGCTTTGCTGGCGGAAACTTCTGCATGCTCATCTATATAATGCCATATTGGAGCTTTTTTTCGTTTAATCTTACGATTCATGGCACCAATACGTTTATCCTTCCATGACTTCTTAGACCCTTTTATAATAGCTCCCATTCCTTTAGTTATAATAGTCATTATTTCCAACCTTTCTTAGCAATTTTAGGAAAGCCTTTAATTAATCCACCTACAGATTTTGGACTTCTATAGCTGAATTTCTTTTTTGGTCTAGGACCATAATGTCCTGAATGAGGACCTCTCCAAGGTCTTCTCTCTGTATATTTAGTTTTATCTAAAGGCATTCTCTGACCTTTCCACATTTTAATTGGACCATGTACATCGTGGCCAGTTACTGTATAAAGTTTTTCAGCTTCAGCTTGTTTAATTCCAATGTGCTTAGATTTTTTACTCCAGCCTTTTGGTTTAGGTTTAAGCTTTTTAACTGTTTGTATTATTTTTTTAATAATTCCTGTTGCCATAGTTTTCTCCTTTTATATATTTGGATAATAAGTTTTCGGTGTAATAAACGTACTCGCCGCTGATCCATCCTCCGCTAATGCTCTTGCTAATTCATCTTCATATAATAATTTCATTTCTTGTGTTCTTTGTGGTGCAAATTTTTGAGATAAATAAAATGCTAAACCTGCTACCATACAAGGTACAAATCTATAAGGTGCATCTGACGCATTTGTATAAGCTCCAATATCTTGGAGTCTCGCTACATAATAAATACTAATATAATTATCGGCTGCTGTAGAGTTAGCAGTTGGGTAAATTGTTATTGTAGTACGGTCCACGAATCTTTGAACCCAGAATTGACTTGGTGTACTTTTAGTTAATTTATTTGAAAGAGCTGCATATGTATCACGGCTAATTTTAGTTAAAGGTAAATCTGTTTGTGAAGTAGTATTATAATTAGTTCTATAAGAAGCTGTCATGATGTCAGCTATTCCATAGATACCATTTGAAGGAGCCGTAGTAGCACTTGTTCCATCTCCACTATCTCTGTAAAAAGAATATTCCGTTGTGCCTTCTGATAAATCAATATTAGTTTGACTTATTTCCCAAAAATGAATTCCTCTATTGCCCCATTCTTGAAAAAGAATATTTAAAGATCTTCTTGCACTATGAATTTGATGTCCTGCTGTTCCTACTAAACCAATTCGTTCATAGGCTTCAGAAATTATATCGTCAATTGCAAGAGTCTTATCAAATGTATAAGAGCCTGATGTTGTATTTGCCATCTATGCTCCTATCCATAGAATATAGTAACTTTTGCTACACCACTTAAAGTTGCATATCCACTTGTTCTGCATAAAAGTCCA